GAAAAAGCAGCAAGTTAAAGAAGCAAAAGAAGCTATCAAACAACAAGCTATTGAAAAAGCCCAAAACTTAGACGCCTATGTAACGCTTTCCTTTGATAACTGGAAAAACAAAGAAGCCTTTATGCTCCGTATGGGGTTTGACCCTGAATTTAAAATGATAAAAGGAGAAGCACTATCGGCAAAGGTAGAACGCATAGACTAATAACATTTAATAACTTTTGATATGAAACGACGTAAGAAAATAGATAACGAAAAATATACCGATGAGGAACTCAAACAAGCATTAATACAAGCCAACGGACAACCTACTAAGGCAGCCGAAATACTTGGCGTTACTTATTCATCTGTATATAGTCGCACTCGCAAAAAACCTGAACTATTGGAAGTCCAAAAAGCATATCGAGCACGTGTGTTTAACGAAGTTGCTAATACAATGACTCTTATTGCTATGGCAGGAATTATTAAAGAGCCTCTCACTGATGAAGACGGCACTGTAATACAGGGCAAATTCCGTGATGTGCCTGTTGATTACAAAACACGTATGCAAGCAATGCAAAGTATAATGAGCACTTTTCGAGTAGAAGACGGTATAACCGACAAGCTCGACCTCACCACCGCTGGCAACCCATTATCATCAAACATAAATATCGAGATAATCGACAAACGCGAACAAGTACGCACCGACGATGACGATACAAACAACTAACATATACGCACAAGTTGATAAAGCTATTAAAAAGGGTTATACCACTGTATCAGCACAAGGCTCCAGCCGTAGCTCGAAAACCTACAATATCCTTATTTGGCTTATCGTCTATTGCTTATCGCACCATAAGACACGCCTTTCTATCGTCCGTGCCACACTACCAGCACTCAAAGGCTCAGTATTTATCGACTTTAAGGAAATACTATACAAGTTAAACGTATTCGATGAATCCTGCCTCAACAAGTCCGAAATGATATACACATTTCCTAACGGCTCGTGGGTAGAGTTCTTTTCCACCGATAGCGAACAAAAGTTAAGGGGTCGTAAGCGCGATATATTGTACGTCAATGAAGCCAACGAACTCAAGTTTATCGAGTTTCAACAGCTAAAAATGCGTACTACCCAATTCACTATTGTCGATTATAACCCCTCATTTTCCGATGACCATTGGCTGTGTGGACTCAATAAAGACTCTCGTACCTATCATTTTATATCAACCTATAAGGATAACCCCTTTTTGGAACAAACAATTATTGATGAAATTGAGAGCTTACAGCACAAGAACAAATCACTTTGGCAGGTATATGGATTAGGACAACAAGCGATGATAGAGGGGCTTATCTTTGAAAAGGTTACACTTATTGATGAAATCCCTATTTGGGCAAAGAAACGTTTTATAGGGCTCGACTTTGGTTTTACCCACGACCCTACCGCTATTGTGGAAGTAGCTTTTTTGGATAACAAGGTATATATTGATGAAATATGTTACCAAACGCAAATGCTCACCACCGACATTATCGAAGCCCTTCGACCTTATCGTAACTACAAAATCATTTCCGAAAGTGCCGACCCTCGATTAGTGAAAGAAATAAAAAATGCTGATTATAGTATTGTGGCGGTAACCAAAGGACAAGGTTCGGTAATGGAAGGGCTTACCAAAATGTTAGAGTACGAAATATGTATCACCCGCAGAAGCGGAAACATCATCAAAGAGTTTAAGAATTATACCTATGCCCAAAACAAAGACGGGGCATTCCTCAATGTACCCATTGATGCTTTTAATCACGCTATAGATGCCACCCGTTACGTATTCTTAGAAGAAATATTAGGGCGCAACCGCAAACCTAAAGACCTAACTGGTATATTTTACTAATGAAAATCAATAATACCGACATACAAACCCTAAATGCTAAACTTGTAGAAGGTTCAATCGCAAGCCTCCTCTCATATCCCGCCCTCAAAATACCCAATAAAAATGATTGGGCAGAGGAAAACGGTACAGAGTATGACCTTGCCAGTCCCCAACTGTCGGCAAAGGAGCTCACTCTACAACTATTACTGCCTGAAAGTAAATATAGCCAGTTAGTAACGCTCCTTACTGCTAATGCGTATGCCGATTATACCTTTAAGCAGTTACAGCGTACCTACAAGCTCCGCCTTGTGGGGCTCAATAAAGTACAAACTAATGGTAATTATATAGTAGCCGATATTCGTCTTTCAGACGATAGTCCGTTACAGAATTACACCTACCAAGCCCCAACCCTAACCGCTCACAATGTAGAAACCTATATTGACGGCAAAAATCTAACTCAATACGGCATAACCCTATTAGAAGGCACTCAGCAGGAAATCATAACAGCAGGTAATGCCAAAACGTATTTCACCGCACAAAACAGCACAATGAGCGGACTTGTTTCAGTGAATGCTCCCGTTACTATTCAGGAGCGAACAGCTACTCTCAAATGCTTTATGTACCTATCTATTACCGACTTTCTCAAAGGGTATTACGCCCTGCTTTATGATTTAGTGCGACCCAACGCCCGAATCCTAAAACACGACAACAAGGAATATCCTTGTATCTATAAAGACGGCAAAATAACCGAACTATACATTGATACACCCCTGATATGGTGCAAATTCGACTTACAACTAACAATTGTCTAACAACTAACAGCTAAATAGTATGCAAATTAATTTCAACGCCACCCATATAGATATTCTCCCCACTGATGAGAGCTATTGTTACCGCTCCATAATGGGTGAACACACTCTTACCTTATACTTTTCACTATCTACCTATACCGAAATTCCTACGGGTGCGTGGTGCGAGTTCGCCAATGAGCGTTATACACTCAATCAACCTGCTAAAATCGTAAAACATAACACACGAAACTTCGAATACACCCTCACAATGGACAGCGAGGGTGCAAACCTCAAAAATTACAAGTTTCGGAATCCTAATGATAAGACATTAAAATTTCCATTCACCGCCTCGCCTCGCTATCACGTGCAAATCCTTGTCGATTGCCTCAATATGATAGATAGCGGGTGGCAAGTAGGTAACTGTATCGAAGCCTCTGAGAAGCTCGTATCATACAGTCATAACAACTGCCTCGAAGCGTTGGAAATGATAGCCAAAGCCTTTGAAACAGAATACGAAATCATAGGCAAAACTATTCATTTGCACAAGGTAGAGTATTTTAAAGACAATCCCCTACCACTTCAATATGGCAAAGGCAAAGGATTTAAGACCGGTGTAAGTCGTAATACTGAACAAGGTCGTATTACCCGCTTATACGTACAAGGAGGAGAACGTAATATTGACCGCTCTAAGTATGGCAACAAAGAATTATTACTTCCTAAATCACAAGAGTACGTTTACGAGGGTGTAACATTCGTTTCAGATGACAAAGGGCTATCAATAGCAATCAAGAACGCGCAAAATAACGGCTTTGTAAATGAACAAAGCCTCGACCTCTCTCACATCTACCCAAAACGAAAAGGCACAATATCAGCCGTCTTTGAAGTCGATAAAGCCAAACACTTTTACGACTTTACTGATACTTCCATACCACAAGCCCTTGATTTCAATGCTATGCAAATCAAAGGTGAAAAAATGCTCATCTACTTTGAAAGCGGTATGTTATCAGGTAGAGAGTTTGAGGTAAATCATTACGACCACGCTCAAAAACGTTTTCAATTACAGCCAAAAGAAGAAGATGGCGTTACTATGCCTAATGATATATTCAAACCTGCCATAGGCGACCAGTATTCCGTGTATAATATGCAAATGCCCAACGCCTACATCAGCGACAACACCACCAAGTCAGGTGCAAGTTGGGAGATGATGAAAGAAGCGTGCAAATATCTATACGAAAACCGCGCCGACCACTTCACCTTCACCGGCGATTTAGACGGCATATGGGCAAAAAAACATTGGGTAAATGTAGGCGGTCGCCTCAAAATGGGCGCATATATCCACTTCTCAGATACCGAGTTTCAGCGCACCCCCGTAGCCATTCGCATCGTGGGGCTCAAAGAGTATGTCAATAACCCATACAGCCCCCAAATAGAGCTATCCAACAAGGTACAAGGGCAGTCCTTCGCCACCGAAATGCGCAAACTCCAAAACCAAGAAGTATATTTTGGAGAACTCAACAAGCGCACACAATCACTCACCAAACGCAGTTGGCGTGATGCTCAAGAAACTATCAAGCAAATAGAAGCAGCCTTTCCTGAATATACTAAGAGCATTGTTCCCGCCACTGTACAAACTATGATGGCACTTATAGGCAACAAGTCCACCCAGTTCGATTTTGTAGTCTCAAAAACAAACCCTATAAAAACCCCTCACACGCTCTATTTCGACAAAAATAGCAAACAAATCAATGCAGGTAGCGGGTGGCTCAAACATTTTACGCTCGGCACTACCGATATAAACCCCAATCGTGACGCTAATAGCTATAAATATTGGAATATCCCCGCTTTCGTATCGGGGCGTTTGGACGATAAAGCCAAAACCTACTACCTATACATCAAAGCAAGTAAAACCGATGAAACCGCTGAATTTATTCTATCAGAAAACAAGATAGATTTAGAACAAGAAGCGGGTTTTTATCATTTCCTATATGCCACCGTCAATTCAGAATACGAAGGTGAGCGAGGTATTGCTAAACTCAACGGCTTTACGGAAATCACAGGTGGACAAATCAAAACCGATAAAA